CTGCCGCGCCCACATTCCAAGAGCCGTACGAGTTGCCGCGACTCGCACTCCGCAGGCGCACGCTCTGCGCCGAGGTTTTTGCGTTGATAGCGTAGTGGATATACTCATTGTAAATAGAAGGGTGATAGGATGCCGGGGATGTCAACCCGAGCGCGCGCTTCCAATACTCAAAGTATTCGCCCTCTGCACCTTTGAGCTGCGGCACTCCGTACATCTGTTCAAGGGAAGGAAGGAAGAACGTATCATACGTATCCTCTCTATCTCCAAGATCATTATCGGTAACGGTGTTGAGCGCCGTAGTAACCTTTACAGGCTGGATGATGGAAAGGAAGTCCTCTCCGAAGCCCGTCATAAAGCCCGCCTTAGTAGCAAGCTGCTCGGGGGGCATATCGCCAAGATGCTGAGCTTCCCACCACTCATTTACACCCTTCTTGCTATTGAGGTACTGACGGAGAGCAGAGTGCGACCATCTGTTATAGCCGTATCTGACTACGTTGCCGCTGGTATCCTTAATAGCGGTGTGGTAGTAGGTATCGTTGGTAGGAATAGCCGCGCCTACGGTGTAATCCGTGCCCTCTACGAGAAGCTTGTACGCGGTTTCGCCCTTATCGTTGGTGTATGCGGTGTAATACGAGTAATCGCTTCCAAAGATGCCCTCGGTTGCTACCTCGTTCTCCTTAGCATCAAACTGCACTCCGAAGGGGGAGCAGTAATGCCACTGAAGATACATACCCGGAACGACAGAGCCATCTTTCAGGGTAACGTTTCCGAAGTGTACCACATTAAGCGGTACATCGTAGGTAATATCCGCTGCAACATCCTTCCAGGGAATGATAATCTGATCTCCGATATTGAAAAGCTTAGGCGCAAGCCCTCTCCTTACAATATCGTGAATATAGCCAAGATCGGTGATATTCGCATCAACATCACCCTTAGCCATAGCCGACATAAGCGCGTTGTTCATTTCAAGCGCATCGGCAATTCTTCTGCCCGTTTCATCGAGCATCATAGGTTTTGTAACCTGGCTCATTTTAGGTATCCTCCTCAAATGTAATACAAAGTTCGCCGTTTACTACGGTGATGCCAATATCGAGAGAGGCTACCGCAGCCTCCGCGCCTGCCTTTGCGGCTTCCGCTGCCGTGCGTGCATCTTCTGCAAGTTTCTTAGCGTTCTCCGCAGCAGTTTTGAGCGCGGCAATATCGCCGTAATTAACGACATAAGGCAAATCGGCAAGCGGTGTCTTGCCATCACCTATTTTGATAGCATATCTGCCATCATTCTGCTTGACGTAAACAACCTCGTGCTCGTAAGGGATAACTGCGCCATAGGCTGCCATTTCCTCAAGAGTGCACGCAAGTTCTTTACGCCTTGTATAGCCGGGATTTACTGCCATTGTTTTAACCTCCTTAGCTTAATCCTGCGATCTGTGCGAGTGTTGGAGTGGTAAGAAGAAGCGCATCCGCAAGAGAAGAAATGGGCGGAGCTTCCTGGAGGTCAAACATCCTCTCACGGATTCCGTTCATATATTCCACAAGCCTTGAAGTCATACTGTCAATAGGGATGCGGATCTCTCCTCCGTTTGCAAGAACGAGCACCGCCGCCTCAGCTCCCGGTGTATCGTCAAAATAAGAGTTTTCGGATACAATAAGCTCAAGCGGAAGGTCAACAGTATCGGTAGAGCCGTCCGTTGCCGTGAAGGTGAGCACGCCCGTTTCTGCGTTGTAGCTGATAGAGGTAAACGCCTTCTCCTCCAGCGCTCTTAGTCTGTTGGAGAGCACAAGCGCAAGCTTTTCTTCGGATACAGATCCTGCTGCGAGCTTTGCGCCCGTTACGGCTGCATCGGCAAGCTTCTCGGTGGTAATGTTCTGATCCGCGATCTTCTCCGTAGAAACGGCGGCAGGGGCAATTTTTTCGTTTGTAACGGCACTTCCTGCTATCTTAGGCGTTGTAACACTAACCGGGGCAAGCTTCGCCGTTGTAACGGCTTCCTGAGCGAGCTTAGGGGTGGTAACGTTCTCATCCGCAAGCTTAGGGGTGGTAACGGCTGCATCGTGAATTTTAGGCGTTGTTACCGCGCCGTCAACGATGCGAGAGGTATTAACGTTGAGGTCAATGCTCTGTGCGCTCAGGACCTCTCCCGCCTCGTTGTAGAGGCGGAGGGTTACAATATGCGTAGAGGCATCCGTTTCAACCTTCATTGTAGCGCCGCAAGTCTGCCATATTTCCTCAATGCTTTCGTAGTGCTCGGCAATAGCCCGGGCTATATCGTTGATAATAGCCTGCAACGTTTGCGTTGTAGTGATAGAGGCAGAAGGGTTGAGGCGCAGGATTTTGTTTGCAAAATCACCGTTTCCAAAGCTATCCACAAGATCCTTGAGGCTTCCCACTCCGTAATAGTCCAAGGGGATGCGGATATAGTCTGCCGCTTCGTTAGAAGCAAGCACGCTCTGTAATTCGTTGATTTTCTCCGCAAGGAAGGATGCAAGCTTATCAAACCACAGTTTCAACTGCGTTGAAGAAAGACCTCCTACGCCATACTGAGCGTTGGCGTTTGGTCTATCCGCGAGGGATTGCACTCCCTTTGAGGAGATCTGATTTTTTGAAATATTTACAAGCTTCCGCATATAACCTCCTTACTCCTTATACCTTCCTGCTATGTTGTATCGGAAGGAGATGTAGTACAGGGCGAAAGGCTTGAGGTATTCATCTGAATAGATATAATACTGCTTTTCTACCCATTGTTTTTCTTTCTCTTTTACTGAAAAAAGGCTCTGCTCGGTAGTGATGAAAGAATAGTCCGAGAAATCCATATTTTCAAAAGAAAAGAGGCTACTGTTGATACGCGCAATTTGGTTATAAGGTTTTTTGTTGGTACGTACTTTAATTTTTGCAGCGGATGCCTGGAGGGATTTTGTCTTTACGACAGTGGACTTTTTCACCGTGTTTTTTGTCAGGTGCGGCACTCCGCAGCAGTCCATTTTTGTAGCACAACCGCAGTGAATGGTCCTCTCATCAAAAGAGTAAAACTGCGGGGGAATTTCGCCCATTTCGTTCCTCTTGTCGAAGTTGAACGAGCATACAATTCCGTTCACCGTGCCGAAGAAAAGATTATTTTCAAGGCTTTTGACTATGCAAGCCTCGTTAAATGTTCCGCCCGTATAGTTTCCTTTGCCCTCGCAGAGATGCGCCTCGTAGCGCACAAACTCATTCGTCAGCTCATCGTAAACCTCGTGTATCGCGTAATATACGCCGATGCTATAAGAGGTATCGTCAATGATAACGTTTACAAGCTCGTCAAAGATTTCAGCGGATGCAGTGCCGTCAGCGCCCGGGGCGTTGGCGATAGTGCCGGTGAGATCCTTTGTTTCTCCCGTATCGTGATAGAACACGGTATTTGCAAGGGATATGGGTATTTCTATATGGTGCTCGGTATTGCCGCAGGTGCACTGCTTCGCGCCCTTCTTGCATTTGGTGCAATAGTGAACGTTTACGCCCTCAAACTCTGAATAGAGGCGCGTAGCATAGCGGTATTCGAGGTATTGATTTTTGAAAATACCAATGTCCTCAAGGTAATACCACTCGTATTGTACTACTCCCGTATCGTGAGCATATCTCTGCCGGCTATCAGCCATAAAGATTTTTCCATCCACAAGAGCTATCAGGTAGCCGTTCCACTCCTCCAAAGAGGCGTTTTTCAGCTCCATATTGACGAGTTTAGCATCAATAAGGCTGGACCTGTGCTCAATAGCCCTCTCGTATCTCACGGAGAGCTGACCTACCGCCTCTACTCCAAGCCTGGAGATAAAAACGGGATCGTCAAGGAAGTTGATACAAGCGCCGAGGCATCCGATGCCCGCAAGACCTCTTGTAGAGGGATAGTCTTTCGGGTGCAGATCATCTCCCGTAGCGTATGCAGTATGGAAATAAACAGAGCCGTCCTGCTGCGTATCACCCTTCAATACCATAAGTGTATCAGCAACAACGAGCATACCCGTTATAGCAGCCATTCCTACGCCGTCAGCTACATAGTTTGTAGCCGGGAAGTAAGAAGGATCTGTGCGCCCGGTGATGTTGTTTCGCCCGCAGTAGTAGATGTTGTTAGGGTAATCAGGGTTGCCCGAAAGGAAAACGCGCTCGTCAAAAATTGCCGAGAGGGTGCAGCCTGTTATTTGCTCACTCTCGTAGGCTTTTTCTGCCGTAATTTCAACGCCTGCGTGCGTTTCGGGTAAATTCTTATCCGCAGGCTTTGCGGGGGCTTCCGTAAGCTCTATCTTGCCTTCAAGAAGGTTTACGGTGTATCCCTCTCCCTCTGTCAGCGTTTCCCCATATACCTTTACTTCTGCAATAGCATCAAGCTCGTTTTCGTTCATATAGAAAACCTTGTTTTCGCCATCTCCGAAAAAGGTGTGCTTGAATTTCGGTTGAAGCAAATTCCTATGCTCGTATTCCGCGCCAGCATCGGCGTTCTCACCTGAAGGGATGATGTTTTTGTAGGTGGTTGGAATGTAGGCATTGTCAAGCACGGAGGATACCTTGCTACCGTCATAGAGGAGGTAGTTTACGCCGTCAACGATATAAAGGCGGTTATTAAAAATAAAAGATGCGCTTTTGCGGGTGTTCATCCCGGCAAAAAGGGCATCCTCGGTTTTTATAGCCCCTTCATAATAGGATAAATACAAAACATCCTCAGCGGCAAGATCGCTGCGCTGGATAGTCAGCGTATGCGTATCTGCTTTATAAGAGGCGTTTAGTGTAATGTCCTCGCCATCGGGCATATATACTCCTACAATTTCAGCAACATTTTCTCCCAAAAAAATGTTGAAGGTATGCACACCGCCGCTTGTCGTTTCAGATGCTTCGGGAAGCGTTACAGTTTCCTTCATAACGACACCGATGGTATCAGGGTAATTGTGCCAAAGGTAAAGCTTATTACCTGCGTGAATAAGTATTTTTGTTTGAATAGCGCCGCCTTCAGCTTTGTGCTGAAAATGGTGTATTCCATAGATCTCCGCTTCTTCGGGGAGCACGATGCGGCGGCGGAAGCCCGCAATCGTTTCAAGGGCTTTGCCTTGCCCGGATTGATAGTCTTTATACATATTTACGGCGTAGGCAAGGCGCTGCTCAATGACTTGTGTATGGTCGCTTGAAAAATCAACGCCTTTGAAATCGCCGTAGTATCTGTTGTAAACATCTCTGCTTTTCAAGAGATTTTTTGTCTTAGAGTAAGCCATAGTAATTTACCACCCGTTTGAACTTTTGATAGGAACAGGTGTAGCATTGTAGATGCGCCTCTCTATATCAACCGCCCTCTCTCTGTAAAGCATAAGGTAATACTGCGCCTTTTCAGGCTCATCATCCATCCAAACATAAGAGGCTACGAGAATGGGAAGGAGCGCACAAAGATCTTCGTCAAGGTCGATAACCGTGCTATCCTCGGATACTTCGCCCGTGTTTTCAATGCTTTTAGGCTTTCTGTTGTAGATAACCTTAAAAAGCCCCTTCATATCATAGGGAAGCAGGATAATTCTTCCGTTCTCAACGTTGTAGCCCTGGTTTAGATGCGTGATACCGTCTGCCTCTACAATGGGAGGAGAAGCGAGAGTGAGAAAATCGGGTGCGAGTGCGCTTATGTCATACCTGGTAAAAGGCTCGTATGCAGGAATATCCGCCTCGTTTGCGCTATACAAGTATTCGTACATAGCAACACATCTTACGGAGTAGAGATATTCGCCGTCAAAGTGCAATCTGATAGGAGCATTTACAAAAGCTCCGTCTTGCTTGATAAAGCCGCGATACGCAGTAAAGCCCTGCGTGCCGGTAAGCTCTACCATACCGATCTTTACCCAGGTATCCGCGCTTGCCTCGTATTTCTCAATATAGAGTGTACCGTTACCATCTGCTTCAAAATAATATGACTTAACATTTTCTGCGTAGAAGAAAAGCTCATCGGTTTTCTCAAGGGGATCGAAAATCGCATCACTGACCTTGTTTACCATAGGCTTGTGATTGATAACATAAGCACTTGTTACAGGTCTGATAGCATTGACCTGTAACAAGGCTCTGTTTGCTGCGAATATAAAACGATCATCTTCCTCAAGAGAATCCTCAAACCCTAACTGCGCCACAGAATTGTAGAGCTGAGATACGGTCATATTACCCTCCTGTCAGATAGACGATTTACGCAAGCTTCGTTGCACCCGATACCGTGCCTTCGCTATGTACTGCGAGAGCAATATGCTTCCAGGTATTGAAGCCTACACCGAAACGGCAGTAGCCGTTCCAATAGTAGTTACGAGTATGATCGTCAACGTTGGAGCGAATATCGAGAGGGATACGGTTATAGAACATATTGCCGTAAAGATTCTCGTTTGCCTCGCTCGACATAATCATAAGGCGATCATCGGCGGTTTCCCAGCCGGGAAGGACAACAACGGTCCAATTACCGTACTGAGTGTTAATATCGTTGTTGTTGCTGCCTACTGTTCTCTCAGAGCCTACAACCTTCTTTACCATAGCCTCAAGCTTAGGACGGTTGCAGGGAACGATGATAATATCAGCAACGTACTCCATAACTTCGCCGTTTTCGTCCTTGAAGTTGCGGAGCTTGTTTGCGAGCACGCCAAGTGCTTCCTCAAGCTTCTGAGAATCAGAAGCAATATCGCCGTAGAAGTAGTTGGACTGCGTGCCCTTCATCTCAGGCTTGTAATACTTGTGCGCGCTGTGGAAAAGGGAAAGACCGTCAGCAGTGGTAAGGTCAACGGTTGCCTTATTGAAAACGCCCGTGGTCTTAGTGCCGTTGATGAGCGCCCAGGAAGCAAGCTTGTTTCTCGTCTTGTAGTACGCACGCACGAACTTCTTAGGCTTGGACTTAATATCGGCAGAAATGCCGGATTTCGCATCGTCAGCCATCTCCTTAGTGATGGTAAACTCCTTCATAAAGGCGATATGCTCGATGGTCTTTTTGAAGGTCATCTCAACGGAATCGTTCTCTGCGCCCTGACCTTCCTTAGCGTGCTGGAAGGTATCAAAATCGGATTCGCCGATGATGGTTTCAGCGTATCTGTTAGACTTCTCAACGTTAAAGAGAACGTCCACAATACCCTTGTGCTTCTCCTGGGCGTTGGATTCTGCCTCGATGAGCATTTTGATCGGGTGCTCAAACTTGCCGTACATAGCATCGTTCTTACCCGACATCTTGCTATAAATGAAATTAGACATTTGTACTTCCTCCTATTAGAATCTGACGGTGATCTTATCACCTGCTGCGGCTGCGCCGTTGAGAGCAACAACCTTTGCTACGCCGCTATCCTTAGTAGCGGTAACGCCGAGTGCATCAGTGGTAAGAGTAACCTTATCACCGGGCACGAGAGCTGTGGGAACTGCACTGCACTCTACCTCGTAAACCTGGTTGGATTCTACGCGGCAGGCTGCAATATTGCGCTTGGTGGCGCTTGCGGATACTTCACC